TCTTGGCGACTTCTCAAGAATCCGGTAAGTCCAGAGGCTAAGCGTCATAAGTTAGAGTATGACAAAAAGTATGAATCTACACCTGAGCGTGTAAAATATCGTGAAGAGTTAAATCGTGAGCGACGAAGAAGAGGCATTTACGGCAAGGGTGGCCCTGACATGAGTCATACTAAGCGGCATACGCTGGTTGCAGAAGACCCGCATACTAACCGAGCCCGTCATTTCAAGGAAAGAGGTACGCTTAAAAGCACAAAGCCTATTGACCGGGAGTTGGTTCTCGTTACCACAGGTAGATTGTAATGATGGACTGGTGGAAAGAACTCTTTGAAGAAATGCTACATGTTGCTTTGTGGAATTTGGGCAAGATAGAGCATCACTGTGATGGCTCTTCACAAAGCCTCAGTTTATTGATGGAGGCTGCTGACCATTATCAATTTATCCAACAGGCTTATGATGAGTGGTGTCGTGCGAATGAACATGTCGGAATCATCATATGCGATTGATTCTGCATGGTCGTTGTTACAAAACGATGATAAGATAGAAAAAATTGTTCCCTTAATCCCTTTGGCAGTTGGAGCGGGGTTTGGTTTATTAGGTGCCTATAGCGGTGCTGGTGGCAGATTCATCAATCCAAAAACTGGTAAATTTGACCCCGGTATTCATGCAGACGCTGCGCTTCATGACCCTCTTACTGGTGGTATACTTATGGACCACGAATTAGGTAGTTCCGGGAGAAGTAGACTTGCAGGTGGTGCTTTCGGTGCACTTCAAGGTCTTAATCCACTTGCTATTACAGGGGGGATTGCCAGAGGTGCAAGGAGTACTGTTGGTTTAAGTCGAGCACAGCGAGCACAACGAGCAGCCAACAGAGCCAAGGCTGCAAGAGAAGCATCGACAAGAACAGCGGCTGACGCAAGGGGGGCTGTTCAAAACCGGATGGCCGCTCGTGCTGAGCGTGACGAACTTTTGGGTCTACGGGAAGCAGGCGTTCCTATCAATTTCAGAGATGTCAATGCATTAAATCAACGCATTGCATCTCGTGCACCCGAAGCGCAGTTTGAATTAGCAGCACAGGCTGCTAGGCGAAGCAATAAGTTAGGAAGAAAAGCCAGTAGATTAGACGAGATTGCTCAGCAACCTACTGCTTATCAGCAATATGGAACAGCAGCAAGAATACCGCAAGTCATAGGACAAGGTATACAGCAAGGTGTTCCTGAATTAGCCCTTGCCGCTGTTGCACCATTCGCACAAGGCGCTTTACCTAGTGCAGGCGGTGTAGATACATCTGGCTATGGCGCATCATCAGCCGGGGCAACCGGCGCAACTAATACTCCAGTCTTGGGTAACCAAGACCCTACCAGACGGAAAAAAATATGGCAGGGAGTGGAGGACAGCGCACAATACGGCGGTAAGGCAGTGGCCACCGGGGAAGAAATGCACATTGCTAACAGATTACTAAAGAGTGATAATATGTTTACAAATAGATTAGGAAACGAAATGATAAGCGAAATTAAGTATAGAATACACAAAGCGCACTGTGGTACAGAACAGAAAGCAGAGTGCTCGGCGTGTAAGAAAAAAGATTGTTTGGGTAAAGCCCACTGCATGGGAGAAAGAAAAGCAGAAGGCTTAGAGATGGTCGAACATGGTGGTAAGAAAGTACCAAAGTTTGCTGCTGATGGTAAGGGTGCTAAGGATATGAAAAAGAAAGATGACAAGAAACCTGCTCATGGTATGGTTATTGTTATTGGTTCAAAAGCAGGTCCCGGCCCTTCAAAGAATGGTAAAAGGCAAAAATTAGATTCTGAAAAGAAAGACGATTAATTTCAAGACATATTAGTGCATAGCATTAATGGGTCGGAGGGAGCAACCCTCTCGCAAACTTCGACCCATCTTATTTTAGTTATACTTAAAATTTTATAGTATCACTTTATTTATGATATCAAAGGTGGACTGACTGAGAGGGATTAGTGTGGAAGCCAATCGTGAGCACGACCAAGCAGAGATTAGATTGATGGGTCTTATATTGACCCAAGCAGTGAGTATAGGTATAGCAGTAGGTGTTTTTGACGCTGCGCTATGGATTGATTTAGACAACCCAACAACAAACGGAGTCACCTACGCCATGGCAGCATTTGCTGTTCAAGGGTTAGCCTATTATTTATTCAAAATGTTCTTTCAACAAGGCATGGATGAAAGAGCAAGAATGGCAGCGCAAGAAAGAGAGCGCAGAAACCGATATCGAAGTATGGAGTTTACCTTTGACCGTAGGCGACAAGACATGGAAATGCGTATGCAAGAAGCCCAATTAGAGGCTGAACTAAAGTGGATGGAAGAGCATCCGGGCGAAACTCCCCCTTGGATAGAGGCTCGAATGTATGGTGATACTTTAGGAACCGCCGATTTTGTTCCCGAAACACCTAAAGCAAAGAATCCGTTGACACTTGGGGTTGACTTTGCCGAAGAAAAGCAAGACAAGTCTGGTAAAGTTAGAGGCGCTGATGGTAGATACAAGAAAAAGGAGTGAACCTAAGTGGGTCGAATCTTCAAGACTCCCAGCGACGATGCTGTTGAAGAAACTTTGAGGAGTATGCATATAGCGAATACTGTTGATGTGGCCTATGAAAGAGGTATGGGGTGGATTAAAGTAGTGATTTTTTCTACAGCAACAGCCTTTACTATCAGTGCTTTTGAATATTATACTGATTGGAACCTTTGGGAATCTACAGGCAACTGGTTGAAAGAAAAATTACAGAGTTGGTCTAACTCTATTTTCGATTGAGGTGTAATTATGTCAGCATTAGGTGGTTCTGCTCTTGTTGGTGGAGTGGTATTTGCTAAAGAGTTGTGGCATTATTGGAAACCAAGGAAGGTTGGAGTGTATGGACCTACTATGGTAGGTAAAACTACTTTAGACAGATACATGACTACGCCGGGAGAAATGGAAGAAATACCTTTAGCAGACAGAACAAAACATTTCAAGGTCCCCGGCATTAATCATTTTTTGTTACCCAGACCAAGTAGAAAGCGAGTCACCTACAAAGGCGATACGAGAGTAGTTTATTCTTCTGACATTGGTGGTGAAGAACGCTTTTGGAATCTTTGGGTTGACGATTTGGTCAATAGACAAGTAGAAGCGGTGATTTTCTTAATTGACCACAGAAGTGGCAAAGGTGGCGATGAGGCAGTACAGGCCGTCGGCGGCTTCAAGTATTTAGTCGATGCTATATTACACAGACAATATCGTTATCGTAAATTCAAGGCTTGGTTCAGAGGTAAAAAATATGCACCAAAGTTAATTATGTTAGTTGCTAACAAGGCTGACCAGTGGTGGGATGAGCAAGCGAATGTGCTTTGGCAACAACAAAGACTGGGCGAACATAAAATATTTGACCCATTTAGAGAAGATTTGGTTAGGCTTCAAAAGGCTGGGGTGCCAACAAAGCGTGGTATGATGGCAACAAAAATAGGATGGAATGTAGAAAATACGATGTTGGATTTATTAAGTTAGGTGATAAGATGAACAATTGGGGATTTGGAGGATACGGAAGGGTGCCACAGGGCGATGTAAATTTGGCAAACATGAGTCAGGCTCATTTAGCAGCATTGGGACAGCAGGGTAACGCTAGTCATGAGCAGTTGCTTGAGATGCAAGCAGCACAACAGGGTATGAAAGAAGTCGCAACTAAACAAAACATCGAAGTACCAAAAGTTAATTTTTATCCAAGTAGACATCCTGACCCAAGAAAAGCAAGAAAGCAAGATATTAAGCAGGCTAGAAAATTATTAACACCGACAAAACGGGCTTGGTATAACCCCGTCAGATGGATATGGGGTCGCAAATATCGTTACAACAGACAGAGTAACTTGTGCGTGGTTGACGGATGCAACTGCGAAGAACTAATCAAGTATGATAATCTCTATGCAAAAATCACTGACGAAGAGTCTGGTCAAAGTCTTTGGGATTTGTATTGGAGAAATCCGGTGACACAAACACCGGAACCGTTTGTTGCTAGAGAGCAAGTGACTAACGGTAGGAAAATGAAAGGTACTTATTGTCCTGAGCACTTGCATCTTTACCATCTATTGTGCAAATGGGAACTAGAGGCTGACAAAGAGCATAATAAGACTAAAACTGGTATGAAAGAGATGGTTAAAAAGGGTGTATCAACAATCGCAGTGCCAATTTCTATAGTCAAGAAAAAAGATAACACTCCTGAGTTTCTAAAAAAGTATGAGCCGTTCTTTATGGAACTTGAAAAAGATTCTAAGACACAGGCCGGTATTAGCCTAATGCATTACAAAAACCCAGAAACCGGAATCAATGATATAACTGCAATATATTTCGATTTGAGGTTATTTCAAAAAGAAATATTAGCAGCCAATCCCCAACTCAGTGATGCGATTGCTAATTTAGGAATTACACAAAATGTCGTCCCAAGTGCCGGAGGCTCGGTTGGTATGGCAGTAAATAATACAACCAATGGTGTTATCAATCAAAACACCTTGGAACAATCAGAACAGATGAGCCTCCCTCAACAATAGGTGATATAATGGGATTATTCGGAAACAATCAGCAAAGTAGCGGAAAACTAAACTTAGGCGTAGGTCAACCGGGACAAATGCCTGTACAGGGTCAGACCCAAAATCCATTTGCTCCACAAGGCGGAATGATGCAGCAGGCTGCACAAAATCCGTTCATGTCGGGTATGATGGGTGGCGCTGGTATGCAACAAGGCATGATGAGTCAACCTATGATGCCACCTAGTGAAACTGATATATTATTGGCTTTGATGAAAAGCCTAGCGCCTGCTGACAGATTCATTGCGGGCACACAAATGCAAACATTACTACAGTTACTCAATGATTTAGTTAGTTTTTCAGTTTTAGAGATACTGAAAAATGCCAAGTTTGTTATTGACGAAGAGGGCGGTACTATGCAGATGGATGTAACAAGTTTGCCTCAGAATCTACAGACTATGAGTGGAGAAAATGTATCCAACCAATTCAATGCCCTCAAAATGGCAAGTCAGCAAAACATACAAAACGCCGAAATGCAACAACAGCAGATTGTAGCAATGGCACAGCAGTCTATGATGGGCGGTGCGCTAAGCGCTGCTTTACAGGATGAAGGATTCATGAACAGAGCAGGCACTGCTGCGGGTAGTTTCATGGGTAGGATGATGGGGATGAGATGATGATAGACAATAATCCACTTTACAGCATTTCAAACACTGCCATGGGCATATTTTCTCCTATGAAAAGTGTTATCATTGATATGGTCATGGTTCAATTACTAGCGATAATAGTTACACTTGGTCTTATTTTAGTCACAGGTGCTGATAATCTGAGTAGTGATACTATGGCTTACCTAGTTGCTGGTTTGTTCGGCGCTTTCTTTATGCTCGGCGGCATCTATAGCAGAATTTCCAGTATTTAATATTACTAATCTACCCCACTTTCCAAGAGGGCACTCACTTGATGTGAGACTAGTTTTTACTCTCATTTGACAACCGCACTCTAAACATCTGTTACTTCTGTGTTCCCAACTTGGACATATCATGCAATGTTCCATTCTGCTTCTTTTCACATCATCTGGAACATATCTTTTCATTGCTATGTCTCTACCAGCCTTTGCTAGATTTCTAGCAGTCTCTATAGAAACGGGTACGCCCATAATTTTAGGCTGTATTCTAGGCAGTTTCATACATCTTGACTGGGGCTTCTTGTTCAAAAGGGTTATCCGTGTAAATACCATGGGCTTTCTATGGCGGGTCAGCGTCAGACTAAACGGTCATGTCCTTTTTGTCAACACGGTGACCGTGAAATGTTAGAGCAGAACATCATTGACGGCATTGCTAACCCTCAAGTTTTGGACAAAGATATGGGTTGGAGAGCCAATACCGCAGAACGACACATGAAAAATCATGTAGGTGAATACCACGAGGGTGCAAATCATTCGTGTAAAGTATGCACTGACGATAACAGAAGAATATTAGAAGTAGATTACTTTGAAGGTAATATCACCACAGAAGAAATTGCTCAACAATTAGAGTGTAGTGAAGAAGCAGTTTATCGACATATGAAGCACCATTTCCAACCCTTGGTAAAGAAAAGTTCTACCGCTCTTGTATCTATAAAAGTAGGAGAGGAAGTTAATATATTGCGAAACAATGTACAAGGCTTAAACGGTAAACTTGCACAGTTTATGGAAGAAACAAGCATACATGATGACGGTGTCATATCTGATATGGTTAGGTTGCATAAAGAGGTAAGAGAAACTCTCAAAGATTTAACGACTTACCAAGAAAAATGGGCAGAGCCAACACAGAATATTGCCAACAATACTATCAATGTGCTTAAAGTGGAGTTAGGTAAGGAGAGCCCCGAAACTTGGAAGCGAGTCAAAGCCGGTTTACTTGCACAAGCAGACGGTAAAATAGATGAAGACATAATGGATTTATTGTGAGTTGAGAAAAATGCCAATGATTACAGGTTCAGATACTAGGATGTACAGTCCTCGAAGTGAATCTAATATGGGCTACTCAAAAGACGATGATGACTACAAGTATGGTGTCGGTGACCCAGAACATATGGAGGAAATTAAAGATAAAAAAATGGCTGAAAAAGATAAGCCAAGCGAAATGTCTCAACTACCTCATTTACAATTATCTGTACCTAAGCCAGAAATACCTCAACTTCCCGGTTTGATGGAAGAGGAAGATGACCCTCTTATGATGGATGACCAGTTCAACGAAGGTCAACAGTTCGGTGCTATGACAGGAATGCCTGACATGGGTAATCTCAGTATTGGTAACGCTACGGGTACAATGCCAGCACCGGGCGGTATGCTTGCTACTGGTGAACCCATGGAAGATGCTTGGTCTACTTTAATGAAAGAAGACGAGGAAGACGATGAAAAGCCTGACCCTAAGAAATTCACTAAGCCGAAAAAAATTCCTAGAGCCACATATAATCCAGACATAGATATTAATCGTTATAGACGACTGGCAGACGAAAATGTAATAGAAACAAGAGAAACTGACAAGTTTCCACCTACTGCTTACGGCAATCCTGATTATTTTACTACAGGTGAGCCAATGGATAATGCTTGGTCTAGTTTGACTAAGAGCAGACTTGACAAGATAAAAGGTAAAGAGCAAAAACCGTTTTCAAGAGAGCAGTTTGAAATTCAACCCGGTGGCGCTGATATTACTACTGCCAATACTCGTAGAGCCAAAAGAACATCTCGTCAGATGTCACCTATGAAAAACAGAGGACTTGATTTGAGCCCTCATAGTGTAGATTATTCTCACCTCGGTATCAAGACAAAGCAACCGCTTCGTTTGTTTCCTAGAGATTACGACCAACAGTTAGGTACTCAACAAAAGCGACAATTACTAGCAAATGTACCACAAGCACAAGCCGGTCATGCTCTTGGTCCAGAAAGTAGATATAATCCAAAACCTCACAAATTATCTTCTCCTAAAGGTAGACCTATTAGAGAGCCGGGCGAACCTAAACTTCGAGGTCAAAAGTTATCTAAATCAACCAACTTGCTTAGAAAGGACATCGAAGCCCTCAAAAAGAAAGTCGACTATATGAAATTTAATCAAATTAGAAGATTGCTTTCTCAATTGAAAAATTCAGTTGAAAGACAAGAGCGCAGACTAAAGGCCGCCAAGCAAGGCGGTCACGGTAATAATAGAGAGGCAGGTCATATGGAGGCGCAAAATAAAACAACTAAACCAACTGGTGGTACTGACACTATTGATTTACCTGACAGTTGGGGCGCACCTTCCACTATGTTTGCAGCAAGAGGTAGTGGGAGAGTAGGTTGATGTTTAAGATACATTTTCCTGTCAACTACACTAAACCTAAGTTGTTGGTTTTTGGCAGCGATGATTTCCACAAGGCTTACTTCAAGCCTTTATTGAAATCATTTGGTCTTACCTTTGTTGGTGATGGAGGACAAGTACCTCACGGTTGGGCACCAACGGATGCCGGTATAAGCCAAGACCCGGAAGAGCCTGACCACCCACCTTGGAATCATCACCCTGAAACAGGAGAATTGTTACCGGGCGGTAAGCACACCATTGATTTCGTAAGAGATGACTTAGTAAGGCGGTTTAAACTTACTCCAGAAGAAGCCAAGTATGTTTTACAAATGTCTATCGACAGATATAATCAGAAGCATCAAGATGAATATGGTGATGACAGCCAACATACTTTGCCTGATTTCAACAGTAATCAGTGGCGTAAAGTGCATGTTGGCCCTTGGTACGAGCACAATATGGAAACTCACATGAGAAAAGCCAGAAGAGGTGAACCTCAACAACCCGGTGGCCCAAGACCTTTGATTACTTACGCTTACAACCAAGGTAATGTTGAGGGCGGCGCAACTGGTCGATGGATAGACAGCGGTCTTATTCACATGAACCAAGAAATTGGTGAGGTGTTACAAGAGTTAGGTGCACCTGCTGATGTTGTCAACGGTTTGAACTATGTTCAATACAACGGTTTGAAGCCGGGCTCACTTTCTGGTGGATTGGTTCAGTCTATATCTCCGAGAGACGGTAAAGAATACTTGAAAACAGGTATACTACCTAATCAATATCTTAGTGACGAGCAAGTGCAACAAATCAGTGACCAAAGGATGCATCCAGAAATACATGCTCATCAGATTGCCGAATTGTTACCTGATTCTTTTTATTATCCTGCTTCTTTCAACATAGCCGCAGGTGGATTGTCAGGTGAAAGGCTACGAGAGGAACTTGAAGGTATGGGACTAAGTCACAATTATAGTGATGAAGACTTAAATGAAATCGCTAGCACTAGGGCTATGAAACTTTTGTTCCAAGACACTCACAATATCAATAGCGATTCGGGTAAGGGGTCAGTAAAAATGTTGACTAGGGGCTTACTTAACGATATAGATTCTCATCACGATGACGAAACATATAGTCTACATAGAAATCACATCGAGCGAGCACCTAGGCACGAAAAAACTAATTTTCACAAAAGGGCTAATCTGGTTGCTAGAAAGATAGGGGCGCACATGAGTAACGCCGCAGGTAAATTGATAGCACAAGGCATGGGTCAAGAAGAGGCTAAAGAACAGATAGCCAGACAGATGCGAGAATCGAAAGTAAATCATTACGAAAGAGCATATCGAGAACCAAAAGAGGGTCTAAGGCGAGATGTCGAGGGCTTGATTGCCGGTATGATGGACATTACTGGGCACGAAAGATTCTCTTTGGGTGATATACCGACAGATGCTGCGACACAAGGTATTGCTACTCCTATGCCGGAGTTCCCGCACTACGCTGCACCTGACCACTGGGGGCCAGATGGCCATGACCGTATAGCACTTGGTGAACACGAGATGGCACCTACTGGAGACGAAGTTCGTGTAGAGCCATCTTATCCAAGACCCGAAACCACTGCTCCTGCTTTGCCGCCTCAAGTTCCTTCGATGATTGACTTAGGTCCACCGCCTACTCAAGCCTCTAACCCAGCAGATTTAGCAAGAAGGGCGATGGGTAACCCTGTTTTTCCTCAAGGTATACCCGATTTGCAGGGAACATTCGACCCTAGCGGAAACATCATAGTAAATCGCTCCTTCGATGTAGCCAGTGGGATGGATGCAATCAAGAAAAAGATTGGATACTTTGACGGATTTCTAAGGGGGCTAAAGTGATGGGAAGAGTATTAGTTAAGTCTGCTCTTCCCGGTAAGGTATTGGTAAAGTTCGATGATGATTACGAATACGCTTACGATGCTAATAATAACATTGTATTAGTTCAATCTCCTAAATCAAGAGGCAGACCCACAACTAGAGGGGAAAGAGTGGCAAGTGTAGTAGGAAATGTAGCGGGTATAGGTCGTTCTTTACTTCAACCCGCTAACACCTTTTCTCAGTTTTTATCTAATTTAAGAACAGGTGCTCAGTTGGGCGGCCAAGATGCTCGTAGTCTGTTTCGTAACTTTGGAGAAACCAGAGGCGCTAGAAGAAGAGCAGAGAATAGACAGGCCGCTGCTGATAAGCGAGCAAGGCAAGATGAACTGTTTAGGCAAGCATTAGATAGGAATCAGATAAAATTAAGAGTCCCTCGTTTTGGATATACTACAAGGGAACAAAAGCAAAATGCACTTGCTGAGTTAAGGGCTGCTCAAGATACTGCGGGACAGCGACGAAAGGAAATGGAAGCATTAGGTGAACGACTAGCACGAGATGCAGAGCCAACAGGTCAAGACCCAAGTGACTTTTATGGAAGTATGAAACAAATAGTTGGTCAAGTGCCAAATATGGCAGGAGATAGTGGTAGGATAGATGCCAGAGAATCAGTTCCTTTGCCCAATCAGTTTGCTCTTCAAAATCCCGAACTGATGGCGGATATAGAACAAGAGTTACAAACAGTTATGCCCAGAGAAGAAGATGTAACTTTAACGAAGCGCCCAAGAGGTAATACAGTAAGAGTTGTGAATGCATCAAATCAAGTAGAAGATTTGAAACCTGCACAAATAACACCTGTTCTAAGTAGTATACCAATCCCTCAACAAGGTGCCTCAGAAGCCGCAAAAGAAGAAGAAACAGGCACACCTGCTCCTAATACAACGGTTCCTATTACTAAGCCAGAAGAAGAAAAGCCTGCTGAGCAAGAAGAAGAACCTAGTATGTTACGAACTGGCATTGAAAATAAATTGAGGAATTTTGAGTCGGAGGTTGAGGCTTGAGTGATGTCAACAACCTCATCCGAGACATGGACATAGAGATGTCCAAAAAGTCATTCAAGTATTTCTTTACTGAAATCTTAGAGTTTGATTTTTCAAACCACCACCGAGATTGGTTAGCAGGTCTAAGTGAAAGTAGAAGATACTGTGTTAAAGCAAGTCGTGACCATGGTAAATCAGTATTTTTTATGTCTTATGCACTTTGGTTGGCTGCTTTTAACTCTAATACTCACATCATGGTATTTAGTCACAGCCTTGAGCAGACACTTGAACACATGCGATTCATTCGTAACAACATCGAAAGCGCTGATATTTTGAAAGAATTAAAGCCAACAGGTAAGCCTTGGGCTAAGTCTTACTTTGAATTCACTAATGGTAGCCGTATCATGGCTAAGTCGGTTGGTGGTGCTACTCGTGGTTTCCACCCTGATGTTGTAGTATGTGACGATATTTTGTGGGGTACTACTAGTTCTGAGTTACAAAGAGCCGCTGACTGGTTTTATACTGTTCTACTTCCGGTTCTGCACCACACAGGTAGACTGATGATGGTTGGCACACCGTTCAGTTACAACGACCTGTATGCTGAATTAGAGGACAAGCCTGCATTTAGGGTCGAGACATACCCTGCTATATTGCCCAACGGTGAACCTCTTTGGCCCGGTAGATGGCCACTGGATGCACTAAAGGTACGAGAAGAGTCGATGCCAGCCATTAAGTTCGCTCGTGAGTATCTTTGTGAGCCTATTCACGACATGTCGAGTATGTTCCCGATGACTTTGTTAGAAAAAGCAAGGGACAAAGATTTGATTTTGATTGACAAAGCAGAACAAGAGTTTGATGAAAACGGCGACCCGTCTGGTGTGTTCGGTCAGCACTTTATCGGCTGGGACCCGGCTATTGCGTCAGATGCAAATGCTGATTACACCGCTATGGTTGTGTTGAGGATGTTACCAGAAGGTGACGAAAAGCAATTGATACATATAGTTAATGAAAAGGGATTAGGTAGCAACGCACAAAAAAGAAAGATAATTATGCTCAACAGTCGATTTAGACCAGACCTTATCGAACTTGAAGGTAACAACTTCCAAAGAATGTTTGAGGCGGAACTCAAAGAAATGCGTGACGACATTCCTATCAAGACATTTATGACTACTCGTCAAAAGAAAGAGAGTATGTTTATGTCTCTACTGATGGCTTTTGAGCAAGGTAAGATAAAAACACCTTGGGGCGACGAAAGAAGCAAAGAGTTTACTCGTGCTCTTGAAACGCAATTGAGTAGATTCGGTATGCAAAAGAACGGTAGACTAGAGTCAGTAGGTACTCATGATGACTTAGCCATGGGTCTGGCTTTGGCTAACTGGGCTACTAAAGAATTCAAGGGTACTATGGTTATGCTTGATGATTACCTCGACGGATTCAATGATTGGTTTGGTGATGTTTCACAAAGAAATGTAGCAGGTGCATCTTGGTTCACGATATAATTAAATGACACCAAAAGTTGGAGAGTATTATGTGGCCGAGTCTAAATGTAACAAACACTAATCATGCCATAGACATGGGTCACAGTATTCTTAACGATATAGCAATCAATCTCATGGCACATCCGAGAGTAGACGAAACAGTGGCCAAGTCGATTGCTTCTCAGACTGTAATGTTTGAAGAAGAAAGGTTACCTGAGCCGCAGTACGCGCCTTTTGCACCTACTGGTGACGGTTGGTTTGAAGATAGAATTGGTAAAAGTGCTAACGAAATCATCAAAGATTTGCGAAAAGCAAGAAGAGTCATGAAGGACAGTAAGGACGAGATTGACAATATCATATCCAATGTTAGGGCCCTCAAAAGTGCAGAAGTAGATGCAACTCTAGCCATGATATCTTGGGGTAAACCTCATTACGATACTATGAGAAAAATGGGATTAGCCGACAAAGACCTACGCTCGCTTAGATTATTTGGCAAATCCAGACAATCTAGTCTACTTCGTGCTTGTAATTTATGGGAAAGCGCAGAAGATGCACTTGCTAAGTTAGACGAGTTTGAAGATGTTTGGGGCGAAGAAGAAAAAATGGCTTGGGTTAACGCTATGGAAACTAAACAAGACGCTCGTAAGATGTGGAAGAGTTCGCTACATCAAATCGACAACCTTTCCAAAGAGCAGCAGAAATGGATGAGACTCGCTAAAGAAGAAGTAAGTAATCACGGCTCAATGTCTGCTAGAGCGATTACTGAAAATCTCATAGAAAAGGGCGTACCAAGACTGAATTCTAACAGACTGTCTAAACTTCTTAATATGTATGGCGAAGAAATAAACATAGTCAAGGCTCACCGTAAAGGCGAATATATGTGTATAGACCGAGACGGTCTTGTTATCAAAGACCCTTGGTCTTATGCTGCTGGTTTCTTTGATTCTAACGGTTATGTAAACATATCAGACCGTGGTGAGCCCAAGGTTGGTTTGGTTACCAAAGGTAAAGCGGGTAGGATGCATTGTGAACAGTTGTACAAAGGTATAGGATTTGGAACTTTGCAACTTGACCAAAAGGTATACCAAGACTCCGAGCAATCTCAACACCGAGTTACATTTTTGAAATCAGAAGATGTTGCTCAGTTTTTACAAAATATCTATCCTAACTTGAGAATAAAGGGAGACTTGGCTAAGGCTATGATAACTTATGTCAACTCTGATAACAAAGACACAAAGGGTAAAGTCAAGAAGTTTCTACAGTATACTAATGCGGAAGGTACTGCCAAGGGCGACAAGTTACTAATGAAGTGGGATGTAGACCGTGATACAGTAGTTAATTGGCTGGAGGAATTTTAATGGCAGAAAAGGGCAGAATAGGTAAACTCATAGAATCAATCGGCAATCCGTTCCGAAGAAGAAGGACACCAGAGCCACAGATGCCGCTTTGGACTACAGGTATACAAGAGCCTGTGTTAGTACAGGGTATCACTATACCTGCATTGTACGCAGTTGCTAATGAAAACCTTATTCTTAGAACCGTTCTTTCTACACTTCAACAAGAAATATTTCGTCGTGGTTACTACTGGGAAAAGAAATTCCAAAAGAAATGTACTTCTTGTGATGCTGAGTTCCAGCACGATGTCGACGAATGCAGAGAATGCGGCGATACAAACTTAGCAGAACCTAACCCTGACCAATTAGTATATCCTCGTTGGTTAATCGAGCAAAGAAACTCTATGGAGCAGACCTTTATGGATGTACTTAGGGAAGTAGAATACGATTTGAATATTACAGACGATGCATTCTTGATTCTTATCAAAGAATATTATATGGACCCAGAAACAAACGAGTTAGCGTTTTACAGAATCAAAGAAATTGTTAGAGGTGACCCTATCTTTATGCGTATTATTGCTGACAAGCGTGGTGTAAGAGGAGGTCGATTCAGAGTTTGCCCTATTCATCGTAATGAAGTTAAGTCGTACTCAGAAGACAACAAGAGTTGTCCTACATGTGGCACAGAAATGCTTGATGTACACCATGTCAATACTGCTGGAAGCGGTAAAACCCAATATTATTTGCAAGGCGAGGTAATACATGTTAGTAAATATCAACCTTCCAAACTATACGGTAGAAGCCCAGTGTCTACTCTTTGGCGACAAGCCATGACTTTGACAGCGATGGATAATTACATGTACACTGCTTATTCAAAGCGTAGAATACCAAGAGGTATATTGAGCGTTACCACTGATAATCTTGAGTCTATGAAGTCGTTTTTCAAGGCTACCGACGAAAAGTTAGAGCGTGACCCGCATTATATACCTAAGATTGGTATTGAATCTGGTAGTGGTAGAGGCGGTATTAACTGGGTCAAACTAATGGACAGTCTTGAAGAGATGCAATATATACCTGCAAGAGACGAGATGCGACAAAGAATCGCTGCTTTCTATGGCGTATCTAATGTATTTATGATGGACACTGGTAAATCCGGTGGACTAAACAACGAAGGTATGCAGATATTAGTCACTAATAGAGCAGTAGAGTTTGGTCACAAAGTATACACCGACCACTTGTTCCCAAGACTAATGGAAGAACTGGATGTCACAGATTGGAAACTAACATTGTATCCAAACGAAGAAGAAGATGAAGTTACTCGACTACGCCGTGATGAGATGGAAGTCAATATTGCACAAAGAATGATGATGATGGGTTACAAGCCTACACTATCCGAAGATGCAAATCGTGATATTCGCTTTATCTATAAGCAACCTGACCCGGTTGACCCTGCTCAACAGCCACCTCCACAGGGTATGCCTATGGGCGGCATGCAAATGGGTGGCGGCATGGGTACTCCGGGTGCGCTTCCAAGCCGTAATATTAGTCCTCAAGGCGCTGCTCAAATGGCTAGACAAGCGCAAATGGGTATGTCTCAGCCCGGTGGAGAAGGTATGGGACTTAGAAATAGAGGCCCAGCAAGTCCTCAAAATAGAACCAGTATGGGCGCTGGTGCCCCGATGTCAAGCGTTCAACAAAGAGGCCCCCAACCCACTGGGGTTCAACAGGCTAGTCAAAATATATTAGATGCTAGAAACCCAAGAGGGGCTTAGGAAGTTTAAAGTCAAGTGGTGTATTGGAGATGAGCATGGACCTTAAGAAATTGGACCCAATGGCTAGAAAAATGAGAAGTCATGTTGACGCATTTTACAAAGCACTAGAGCAACAAGACGGTATCTCGGCAAGAAGTCACATTACAGAAGTTATCAAGTACGCAGATTACTTAAACAAGGATATCGAGACTACAATCTCAAAGTCTGATACAGTGCAAGTCACTGGTATCAATGACATCTATGTCGGCGGAGTACCTGTTCTTAAGTCAGGCTCTGCTCAAAATGTTCACACAGCGCAGAACGATGTGTTGCCGGGCATGATTAGAACCACAAGAGCAGGACCGACGCACCGAAGATTGTCAAACCGTACAGTTTGAGGTGATTAAATGAGCGAAGAGAGGGGAAATGTCGCTGAAAAGTTGATGGGTGCGCTCATCACTAAAATGGAAAATATGGATGCAGGTCTTCAATTGTTGAAAGCCGAAAACGCCGAACTCAAAAAAGCACTATTAAACCCAGCAGTATTACTCAGAAAGGCTGGTTTTGTATCTGCTAGAAACAATATGCCAGAAGATGTTATGCCTGATGTATTTAGAGGCGACTCTGATGATGTATTGTTGAAGGAAGACGGTAATCCAATAGAGATACCAAAGACCAATCAAGACTTTTACAAGACAGACTGGAGTGAAATTCACGCACTGGCTGACCAAGCAAAGAGCAGCGGTGCAATAGGAAACGAAATAGGAATGGAATAATATGAAGCCAAGATTTGAACAAGCAAGTAAAGAAGTGTATGACCTGCTAAAAGCAGCGCAGAACTTAGAAAGTCGTATCGCTAAGAAAGAAGGTAGTATGCCAAATTATACAAGTCAACCCGAAGGGGCTACTGTAGGCTATGCTCGATTTGAAGCACAGCCTTCTGGTGTACCTAATGCTTATTATAACACCAATAATGTGTTACTTAACGATGTCCAAGATGTCGCTAACAAAGGTGCAATCTCAGAGAACAGCGATGTACTGACAAGAGAGTCACCTTATTATCCTACAGCGTTTAGCACAACAGGTGCACTTGAGAACTTCAAAGGTGGTGACGGTCCAACCTTGTCAGAACTAAAGAAGTCTATTGACCGATTAGCCAGCCGTCTAAATTAAGCGGCTGGTGATGTAGTTGAGAGAAGGGCCATTAGAGACTCTTGATAGAACACGAGGTGTGTTCGTTAAGTCTCTATTAGATGGCATTGGTAAAGCAGACGCTGGTGCTGAGTTTTACTTTGCAGCCGTTAGCGCTGAGCGAAAGGGTTACGAGTTATCAGGTCATGACAAAGGCTTGCTGAACATGTTTAGTTCTGTTATACAGAAACAAGAAGATGAAGACAAGTGGGCTCCTCAAAAGCATACCAACATTAGTGAGCAACAAATGGGCTTTGAAATAGATTATACTGCTGGTATGGAATTAGCCGACAACCCATCTATCAATTCAGACAGAGTTGTTCCACCTAACGCAGACGATTTAAGATATTCTGGTAGACCCTTCACGGTAATTAATGGCGAGGCAAACGACCCCTATCGAGCACGCAACCCGTTAGGTCAAGGTTTCAATCCTTTACACGGTAATTATCATCAAATCTTAGCAGATTTTTATTTAGCAAACGAGGCTGGCAGCGA